CCCGATGATGCACCTGCGGAAGGTGTTGCCGCTGCCGGTCACGGTCAGGTCCCGTGCCCCGGTCACCGCATTCGCCCCCACCCCGCCGGCGAACTGGCAGCCCTCGAACGTGTTCCGTTCGCCGCTGACCGCCACATTCACCAGGCTGGCCGCATTGCTGGTCTCATGCCAGAACGAGATGTTCCGCACAATGCAGCCGTCGCCCGACCAGTCAATAAACGGCGTGGTCGCCATGGCCGCCGGGCATTTGATCCGGCTGCGCGGTTCGGGCCCGCCCGAATTGAGGCCGATCAGGTGCACGTAATCCTTGCTCCAGGTGATGGCCGCTGCGGCTGCATTGCTGGTCCCGTTGCCCACCAGCAGGATCACATCGTTTTTCAGCGTGGTGCACAGGGCATAAGCCGCTTCCACGGTCTTCAGCGGTGCGGCCCATTTGGTGCCCGGGTTGCTGTCCGAGCCGTTGACATAATCCACCACAAAGATCTTGCTGTCCTTGCTTTGTGGCACGCCCACCAGGGCGTATTCTACATTTGCCGGAAAGAGAGACATTGTTTTACTCCTGTCCTATGATTGGCTTAGGAATGGGTTAGGCCGTCAGCACGCCGAAGGCGCAGCGGATGGCCGCGCTGTTCATGCGGTTGATCGGGTTCGGCAGGGCCACGCCCAGGCGGACCACGGCCCGCAGGGCGATCATGTCCTGCTGGGCCAGGTTGTAAACGATGGCCCCGGTGTTGTCCTGGATCACAGCCTGGTCCAGGATCTTATAGGTGATGTCCTGGCGCATGGCATACACCAGCTCGGTCCACTGGCCCGAGAACATCAGGTTGGTGGCTGCCACAATCGACCCATCCGTCGGGAAGGTGATCGGCGCCCCGTCCAGGTTGCCGTTCGCAAAGATCGGCTGGCCGTCTTTGTCGCGCGTATTGCGGATCTTGCCCCGCATGCTCGGGTGGGCAATGTTGCCCGAAACCATGTAGCCGTCCGCCTCCACCAGCATGTGCAGGCCGTCGGTGCCGTCTGCCTTCTCGCCCAGCACCGCCTCGTACAGGTCGGTATAGGCCGCCAGGCTCACGGTGTGGCTGTTGGCCACGCACAGCGCATACAGGCCCGCTGCGCCCAGGTTGGTCGTCCAGCTGGCGGGGATGTTGGTCCCGTACAGGATCGCCCCGCTGATGGCGATGCTGATCGCTTCTTCGATCTGCGGCCGCACCTGCCCCCACACATCGAAGCTGCTGTCATCCAGCACTGCTTCGGGGACCGCCACAATGGCCGCGATTTCCTCGGCATCGATGTACTTGTTGGCCCAGTTGACCTCGGTGGTCTGCTTGAGGCCGGTGTCCCCGCTCACGAAGTAAGCGGTGGCCAGGGCGCTCATCACCGGCAGCCGGCGCTGGTTGGCGCTCATGTTGGGCAGCTTGCGGGCCATCCGCAGCACCGGGTTCATCGTCGCCACATTGCTCAGGATCTCATTCGAGATGTCGACCGGAATGAGTGCAGTTGCGTCACTGCGTGAAATCATGTTGTTATAACCCATGTCAAAGCTCCTTGTTTATGGGCGTCCGGCAGCCCGCCGGATCGCCTGGTTCATGTCTAATTTCCCGGCTGCGCTCGCCCCCGTCCCGCTGCCGGCGTTCGCCGGTGGGGGTGGGGCCGTGAACAGTTCCGGATATTCGCTCCGCAGTTTTGCGAAGTCGCATTCGCCCTTCTCGCTCACCAGGCCAGCCTGCTGCGCCGCCAGGAACGCCAGCCGGAGGTTTCTCACCCCCGCCGCGTGCGCCTTATCCTGGAAGGCTGCCTGCCTTTCCAGCGCGCTCAGCTGCTCCACCTGCTTGTTCAGGGCCGCTTCCAATTCGCTGCCTTTGTCCGCCTTTTTGGCCAGTTCTCTCAACTGCGCCTGCGCGGCCTTGTTGGCAGCCCGTTCGCTGTCCAGGGCGCTCTTCAGCCCGCTGGTGTGCGTGGCATACAGTCCCCGGATCGTCTCATCCTGCGCAGCCATAAAGTCCTCGAACGTCCCGTTCGTGGCTTTGGCTTCCGCAGTAGTTTCTTCAGTTTTGTTTCCGTTTGCTTCCGTCATCTCGACATTCCTTCGGCATCTCGCCGTCTAAAAAAAATGGGTTTAATTCAATCGCGGACCGCTGTCTCTATCGGGTCACCTCCGCCAGTGTTCCCCGCCTGATCGTCGGTCCCCATACCGGGTCAGCATGCACCTGCGCCACCTGGCTCCAGTTCAGCTCCCCGGCCTGGTAGAGCTCAAACATGCCTTTTCCCAATATCTGCCGTTGCACCGTCTCCGGCTGTTCGGCCAGCCATTCCTGCCCGCTGGGGAAGCTCGGCGAAGTTCCATATTTCAGCACCGGCTGCATGAAGCACTGGTCGTTCGGATGGATCGCAAACAGCTCATCCGTCGGCCACAGCGTCCCGTCCAGCGCCAGGCAGGCTGCGCACACCGTTCCGTTGCGCTGCGTCCGCCGGATGTAGCCCCGCAGCACCTTGGACTGCTTGAACTGTTCCTGGTTGCCTGCCCGCAGTGCCCGCAGCTGCTCCGTGCGCGCAATCAGCAGCGCCCGGTCCAGGTTCCCGGCCATGTTCTCAGCCATCCTGGCTGCCGTTGCCCGCGGCCCAATGCCCTTCGCCAGCCCCTGGATCAGGTCATCCGTCAGCCTCACCACGCTCTCCGGATAGCTCGCCCGCAGCAGGTCATACAGTGGGGTGCCATCACTGGCAAAGCCCGCCATAAAATCTACGGCGTTGATATTGATCCGGTCGAACACCAGGCTGGCCAGCTTGGCATCCTCGCCCGCCGCCACAATCAGCTGCTGCGCATCCGTGATCCCCTGGGCCACCGCCCCGCGCTGGTCCGCCGCAATCCGGTCAGCCGCCCAGCGGGCATACTGTTCCTGCTGCGCCCGGGCGTCTGCAATCATCTGCCGGTAGCGGTCCATCTGCATCAGCCGCGCCGCGCTGATCGTTTCTCCTTTGAGCCGCAGCTCATCCAGGTATAGGGACAGGTCAAGCATGTCGGCTTTGAGCGCATTTTCAACGCCCAGCCACCGGGATGCCATATCGCGCATGGTTTCAACCTCGCGCGCCTGCAGCCGTGCTCGCTGCTCCTCAATCGCCTGGATAACCGCTGGTTTAGGCATTTACTCAACACTCCTTCCTCCCCTTCCCGTATCGGGAAGGGGTTGGGGGTTAGGTCCGCCCGGTATGGTCGCCGTCTTCATCCTCTGCTCAGCGTCCAGCAGCGCCGCAGCCAGGCTGGTCTGGGCCTTGCCCGCCTCCTCATCTTTGATTGCGTTCATCGTCTCGATCTCGCTGTCCGTCCAGCCGGTCCGGGTCAGGGCCGTATCCAGCGGTATCCCCGATTCCACGTTCAGCTTCACGATCTCCGCCTGGGTCCTCGGCTGCACCGTTTCTGTAGCCTCAAACTGCGGCGTCACTTCCTCCGCCGTCACCGTCACCCCCTCAATCTGGCAGATGAACAGCGCAATGCTCCGCCACACCGGCCGAAAGCGGTCGATCCGGTCCGCCGCCTTCTTGTTCAGCGGCGCTTCCATCGCAATCAGCGCTTCTCCGCTCGGGTCCCCGCCCTGGGCATAGAAGTAATGCTTCGGCGTCCGCGTAATCACCCCGATCGCCAGGCTCAGCCGGTCGATCGCATCCAGGTAATTCTTCAAGTCCGTGGCGCTGAACTCGCCCGCCGTCGTCGGCTGCCCAATCCCATCCCCGGCCGGGAGCGACCAGATCTCGTTCGGCGCATTCTTCAGCTGGCTCGTATCCGCCGATGAAATCACATACCGCTGCCGGAAGGCGCCGTACTCCGCCGCCACCATCATATCCGCCAGCAGCTTGTTGATCCCGTTCTGCAGGCTGATCACGTTCACCAGGTCAGAACTGCCGGTCCGGTTGAATTTAAAGTGGAACACCGGCACCATCCCGTATGGGTTGGCCGCCACCCCATTCTGTGCCATGGACGTATCCGGCTGGAATGCCTCCGCACTGTTCACGCTCTCCGCCTTGATCGTCGTGGTGTAATACTCCAACCGGTCCGGGTAATAGATCGTCAGCTTGATCGTGCCGTCGTCCCCGTTCCACACTTTCCCCGCCGCCAGCATCTTGCGCGGGTTGTCGCCCGCATAAATGGCATGCACCAGGCGTGGATCGTTGTAATACACCTCCGCCTGGCCGTTCTCGTCCGGCCACACGATGGCGAAGGCCTCTCCTAAAACCAGCGCATAAGTGTGCACGTCCGCCGCTTCCAGGGCCATCAGGCTGCGCTCCCATGCCTGCGCCAGGGTCTTTTCCGCCTGCGCATTGCTGCTTTCGTACCCGGTCAGGTTGATGCGCTCATTGCAGGCGTCGATGACCACGCTGCACCAGTTTTCGATGAACGAAATATCCAGCGGCTTGAAGATCTCCCGCATTCGCTTGGTCAGCCATACCGTCGGCTGCTGGCCGCGGTAGTAATCGTCCAGCATGTTGTACTCTGCCCGTTTCTTCGTGATCGCGTCGTAAATCGTCTTCAAATCGCTCATAGTTAACCCTGGTGGCTGCTCGCCGCCTGTTTTGGTCTCTGCTTGCTGATCATCTGCAATCCGCCGCTGGCCGTGTCGACCTGGTCATCATGCGCCCCACTCGGGAATGTGATCGCTTCCTTAATGAACGCACTGTTCCACGTCCCACGCACCAGGTAGGCATGGCCGCTCTTGGCCCGGGTCTGCAGCGCCCTGGCCCTGGCCACCTTGTCGCCCTCAACATTTACTTTTTGGATGGCCACATTCGCCAGCCCGGGCCGCTTCAATAAATCCTTGAAGACCAGGCTCTGGAACGCCACGCTTTCCACGCCCCACACCGTCCCCGTCTCCAGGTCAAACTTCATCCAGTCTTCCAGCTGCGGCAGGAACTTATCCAGCTCGTGCACCCGCAGCATGTCCCGGTAATAAACGTTCCCGGTCTCCTCGTCCAGAGCGCTGGCCAGGGTCGCGTTCCAGTCCGCCTTCTCGCTCTCGCCCAGGGCCAGGTCAATATACCGGAACCAGCGCAGGCCTTCGGGCGCCCGCTCCACCACCTTGAAGTCACCTTCGTCGAAAAAATTACCGCTCGGCGGC